TTTCGATGAATATGATGCCTCATATAATTCGATTATTACTACTAATCTTGAAAATGTAAAAAATAGACTAGAATTAGATATGCAAATAAAAGAACTTCAAAATGCACATGATTCAGTTTATTCTGAAGATAAACAACAGAGAGACATTACTATTTATATGAATATTACACTTACTGCATTAATTACATGTGGTGTATTTTATGTATTTTCAAACTTATAGATTTGTAAACCCGTAATATCATAATATATTGAATTATATACTATGTTATAAATTCTCACGGATAATATATTATACATGTCATTATTATTTAGTAAGTACACCAAAACAAATATTGAAAATTACGAAAATGCATTTGTTCAAAAAGTCGACTTATCTAATAATATTGTTGACTATAATGACCAAATTACCATTGCATATGATTCATTAATAAACTCAACTGGTTCTGCTACTACAGATGAAGAGAAACTAACAGAGATTGAAGATAATACTTTGAATAAAAGATTAGATAAAACTCCAACTGCAATTGACGTTCGTATATCAGATGAAAAAACTCAAATTGAACAAATAAAATATATTTATTTAGCAGGAACAGTTGCATTAATATCTTTGATAATTGTTATAAATAATATATAATCAATTATAAACGTGTTATATAAAATATATATTTAGTAAGTGTCGTTATAATTTTGCAGGTGTATAAAAAATTATAATCATAATATATATAATATATTAAAAAATGGTTAACCAATATCCTTTTGATTTTAGTAATATAATGGAACATCAATCTCAAATGCAGGACATCGTAAATAATAATAAAACTGCATTAACTAAATCAATTGATATTGTGAATGATGAGGTTGATAGTAAAAAACGCATGGCATTATTAACATATTCACAAAATAAACGCATGACTGAATATAATAAAATGATGATAATTATAATAATTGGAATTATATTTAGCATTGGAATATATTCATTAGGATTGACATTTACAATTATTCCTGACATTATTATAGGGTTTTTTATTGTAATTATTAGTAGCATTTCACTTATTTGGTCATATTACATATTTAGTGATGTCAATAGTAGGTCACGTGTAAATTTCGATGAAATTCACATGGACCCAATGCCATCATCTAGTAATAATGCGAATCCTAACGATGGAAATATGTTAAACCAATTGGCTCTAGGAGATTGCATAGGTCAAGCATGTTGTTCTGCTGATACATTATGGAGTCCATCTACATATAAATGTGAGAATAAACCTGTATGTGAGGATGATGAATCTCCTGCATGGGATGGTACCGAATATATTTGTGAGACGATTGAACCTTTCGCCTCAAAAAAATGTGTAGAGGGAATGAATGATGGAGAAAAAGGTACACTTCTCGATATGGTGGCCAAACATGAACAAGATACTAATAAAATGGATGTCAAATTGAAATCTACAAATGAACAAATTGAAGGTGTAAATTTGAAATCGCAATATATCGATGAACGTGTAACTGATTTTGATGCAAAACTTGCTGAATTTGATACTGTTTATAACAATAAAATAAAATCATTTGAAAATATTTTTAAAATTAAAAGTGAAAATCTTAATAAACTTGCAATTGATAATGAGACAAATTTAACTAAATTATTCGATAATAAACAATCTGAATTTAATACAAATGTAGTCGGTGTGATTGATGAATTTAAATCAGAAGTAAGTGAATCTATGGTTAAATATGCAAATACATTAGTTAAACTTAATCAAACTGAAAGTTCAATTAAGGTTTTATTAGATAGAATTGATAATATTTCTAGTACAAATTCTGCATTATCTAACTTATCTAATGAAACATTTACAACCTTAAAATATTCAAAATATGTAAAATAATTAATAATTTCAATATATTATATAAGATAATTATATAAGATATTATAATATGGGTTCGGACAATAATGATGCTGATGATATAATGAAAGAAAATGAAGAACTATATAATTCAAAATATAAACATAAAGTAGATGATATACATTCGATAGAAACATATAATAAGTATTTTGTATACATATACATTGGTTTAAATTTAATTTTAGTATATTTTTTATACAAAAGTGTAAATCTAAATAAATATATAAAAGTCGTAATAATGTTATTGTTTATAATTTATCCATTTGTAATATCTAATTTTGAGTCCTATATATATAATGCATTTTTTTACATGGTAGATACTATATATGGAACCCCTTACAATAAGAAACATTCTCCATATATCAATCCAAATGTCGGAAAATCTGCAATTGTAACTCAACCAACTACCATAACAAATCTACATCTTATGAAACCCCCATAACTATAATCATAAACTTAGTTTAGTTGTAAAAATCGAAAAGTGTTCAAATGTATAATAAAACTACTATATATGTAAAAAAAATATATAGTATTTTTATATTGTATTAATAATTATAGGTCATTCGCTTCAATGTCATCAAAATTGTCATCAAATTTTTCATCATTTTCATAATTTTCAGCACGTTTATCATAATTGATTCGACCACCAGTCCATACTTGATTACGTGAACGTCCAAATTCAGCATCCATATATTCATGTAAATCCTTTGGACTTGGACCTTTGCCTCCAACATTAGACATGTACCAGATTGTAAATTCATTATTAAGTTCCATTTTTTTAATGCGTCCGGCTGAATCCTTTACAATTCTATCGTTAATAAATTCTGAAATATAATCTTGACTTTGTCTATATTCCTTGGTTTTAGCCATAACAATATCACAATCAGTTACAATGCCATTTGTTTTAAATGCAACATCAACTAACATAGATGCAAATGTCTCACTCCAACTATCAAACTTTTCATCTAAATGTTTATCTAACTTAAATTGGTATGGTTTATCGGCGTCACCTTGAATTGGATTTTCAGTAAATAATGATTTGAATGGAACTGTACGAATACGCCTCCATGTTCCATGGTCATTCGATTTAACTGTCATTAGTGTATTACATGTAACAATTAAATCAAATTGTGGAAGAAATGAGATAGTTCGAGGCATATATGGGGCACGTCCTTGAAGTGGGTCTTTACCACTAGTAAGTTGTTTCATAATACCTTCATTAATAACATCACCTTTTGATGGTTCCTGCATAACTGCATAACGAAGACCTTTTAATTGTACAATTTCAGGAGTTAATCCACCAACTTTACCACGTTTTTCAGTGACCAATGTAAGTGGAACATCACCTTTATAATCACCCAATACCTTCTCCATTAGATTTACTAATACAGACTTTCCATTTTGTCCACCACCAATATACATATTAAATGTTTGATTTGCAGATGTACCTAATAATGAAGCGGCTAAATGTTCCCACATATACCGTTTCAATTCAGGTTCAGGAAACAATTGACTCATAAAGTTGTTAATTTCAGTAACTACATTTTGATTTATGTCATTGAATTGAATGTAATCGATATTTGTACATAATGAAATATAATCTTCTGGTTGACCTTTTCTAAATGTCTTGGTTTTAAAGTCGATTACACCATTTTTAAAACATAATAAGTAAGGATTATTGTCAAGTTTTTCTAAAAAGTTGCCGTCATAAAATAATTCTTTCGATTCAATCATGATATTTTTTTTATCATTAGTATTTGCCAAACGTTGACAAATTGTGATTGCATTAATTGATTTCTTTTTTTTAATATCACTTTGACTTGGATTTGCATCATCATCATTTTCTACCGGTGGAGGTAGATTATCTACTGCAAGTGGTCCACCTAATAATGATAATGATTTTTTAAAATATAAATCACGCAATGCTACTGATATTGATTTTCTTAAAGTTGTACCTGCATCATTTTCTTCCCATCTATGTTGTTTATATCGATACCACATATTTTTACTTACACTTACACATGAAAACTCATGTTTAAATACTTGATGTAAAACATTTGCTAGGTCGAAATCACATGCTCTATATTTAGGGTCACTTGATGAAATTGTACGTTCTACATGATAATCAATTGTATTACGTCTAACTTTATCATATTCTTCGAATGCATCAGTTTTTGCCCAATGCATCAATGATAATTTTGTTAAACCACCACATAATCTTACCTCGAATCCTGTCCACATGTTACATAATTCGGGAATGCTTGAATATTGGAATATACTGGATTTGGCACTAAATGCAATCCATACAATTAACATGCGTTTACTTGTATTTTTGAGTGCCCATCCTACACGTTTCCATTTATCATGTGAACCTGAACCATAATACGATTCAGGCAATGCCATTACATAATCATGTGATTCTTTTAATTCACAATCATTTTTAGAATCACTTACACTGTCTAAAAATGCATTCAGTATATTATCTACATCTTCTTTGGTTCGCATATTTGAAATCGAATTTACATCATCTAAAATATCATTGAGGTGTTGTTTTGCGTTTATTATATTACTGATACTTAGATTTCCATTATTACAATCTTTCTTCGTTCTATTATTAAATTCTTCATATATTGTAATAAATTCATTTTTCATAAATAATGATGCATTATTCTTGGTTCGAATTGACATTTTATTCAAATGTTGTTCAATAATTGCAGGAGTTACTTTAATTGATTTGATTATAAATTCACCATCATTATCATCATATGATATATTCAATAATTGCGTTAATTTATATCGTTCATGATTTGGTTTACATGAACCATATAATTGCCAATTTGTACTTCCCTTACTAATGCCCTCATCAAATACATCATCCCATGTATTAATCATTGGAAAATCTGACATAATTTCAGATATACGTTTAATCATTCTCTGACGCAATATCTGCTGTGTAATGTGGTCGGATTCAATGCCAATTATTATATGAATCCCATCCTTTGTACATTTTTTATCAACCACTACATTTACATTGTCCTTTTCCAATACAAATATTTGAAAGTTGGTTGAACTATCAATTTGATAAATTTTAGACAATTCATCTAAATATGCATCTATGATATCTTCAATATGTTCAATGCTATATTGTCTTTTATTTGTTTCCATTGTATGACGAAAATCAAGGTCAACTAATATAGGACCTTCAGTTTTTTGTTGTTTTTCAGTTAGGTATTCTAATTTATCTGTAGATATGATATATTTATTATACAGTTTCAAAAATGTATCATATTCTTCATCTGGAATATGATATGACCCGCCATGAATGCCATCACCTCCAATGCGAGTATTAGTAATTATTTTTGTCGGTTCATTTGATTTAGATTTATATACAGCATGTTTATCTAGAAAATCCTTATATTGATTTGACATTGTTTGTTATATTATAGTATTGTTATATTTTTATCTACTTTTGAAATTAATTTTATAATCAATTTTATAGGTTAACTTGAAATATGTCTAATAAATCGCTTACGTATACATACATATATTTAATTTAGTGAATTGCATTATAAAATTGAATTATAAAATATATTATTTAAAATATGTAATAAATAATAAATATATACAATAGTATATAAAACAAACATATAAATGAAATTTTGTGAATTGTGTGAGAATATGTATTACATTGGAATAAATGCGGATGATTCGAACAAATTACAGTATTATTGCAGAAATTGTAATAATGTAGATGATAAAATAAGTACAGATGGAGGGTGTATATTACAAACACGATTCAAACAAGAAGAACAAAAATTTAATCATATGGTTAATAAATATACCAAATTAGACCCGACATTACCTCGTATGTTTAATATTGATTGTCCGAATGAACAATGTAAATCTAATGTAGATAAATCGAAAAAAAATCCTGAAATCGTATATATGAGATATGATAATAATAATTTAAAATATTTATATATATGTACATTATGTGATACCACATGGAAAACAAATGACAATACTGTATAAAATTACATTTTAATATAATAACGAATAATTAATTTATTTTTTTCTGAGAATACATTGAATAAAATTGATTTAGTTTATCGTAAATTATTTAGAAATATATCAATATAAACTATATCAATAATAATATGAATGCTACAATCAAAAATTCAACAAATCAAACACAAAAACGAAAAGATTATGAATACGAAGACGGTGAAATCGATGAAGTAGATTATGATGAATTGTCAGATGAAGAGGAGGAGGATGATGATGAGGTTGATGTCGAAACTAATAACATAGTAGATGATGATGATGAAAATGATGATGAAAATGATGATGATGATGATGAAAATGATGATGAAAATGATGATAATGATAATAATATACAACCTAAGGTAGATATTGAACCACGTATGTCATATAATGATGATTATAATGAAGATGATGACGATGATGAAGATGATGATTATTTACAAAAATTTGATAAAAATATTAGTGAAAAAGTTATTGCCGAATATCATCCTGAATTACAGTCTCATAATTACGATGAAGTTAATAAGTTGGCCATTGTTGTTAGAGATGTAGATGGCATTATTATTGACCCATTACATCGTTCTCTTCCTTTTATTACCAGATATGAAAAAACTAAAATATTAGGTGAACGTGCAAAACAATTGAATTCTGGAGCTGTGCCATTGGTTGAAATTGACCAAAGTCTAATCGATGGATATCTGATTGCGTTAAAAGAATATGCTGCCAAAAAAATCCCGTATATAATTAAACGTCCTATGCCTAATGGTGGATGTGAATATTGGAAATTTGAGGATTTAGAAGAATTATTATAATTATAGTATCAATGTAAAAATAAAAAATAAAAAAAATCAATTATATATTTTTTTATTTTTTATACACAACCCATATGTGATATTGATATTGATGTCTTATTATTTATAAATTATTATATAATGATTGATGTATATAAAATGTTATTATATTATATATTTTTAAATGGAATTTACAAAAACCGTAAAAGACAATATTGCAATATATAATGTAAAACCTATATTAAATGAGAATGATTTTGTAAAATTGCAAAATACGCGCATTAAACCACAACAAATAAAATTAATTATAGACCATGATGCCGATGTTTATACAGATTCAGGCGAGTTGTTATTAAAATTTAGAAAAAATAAAATTTCATCCGACCATACTACTCTATTTTACGATAATGTTATTTCACATGCATTAAATAAAACATCAAATCGTGGTTCAACTACTGGGTCAACTTCTAAAAATGTAAGTGATAATGACCCAACCATGACAAATATATTTGGATTTTTTGATACATTAAGTCCAAAACAAAAATGGCTTATAAAACAGAAAAAACTAAAAAATATTCTTTCTGTTAGACAAACTAGATTTAATATGGATCATCCACAAAAATATGAAAATGCATTACCACTTATACGTAAGATTGATAAATTATATAAAGAATACATTCCAAAAAAATACAAATTACAAAGAAAAAAAGCAGATGAAACTCCATTTAAAATTGATAATACTGCATTTACTACTATAACCACAAATGTGAACTTTCAAACCACTATACATAAAGATAAAGGTGATGATGCAGAAGGGTTTGGTAATTTGTCAGTAATTGAACGTGGTGAATACACTGGAGGTGAGACATGTTTCCCAAAATATGGTGTAGGTGTAAATGTGAAAACTGGTGACATCCTATTTATGGACGTACATGAATGGCATGCAAATCTACCTATTAAATTAAAAACTAAAGATGCAAAACGATTATCTATTGTATGTTATTTAAGACATAATATATGGAAAAATACAAAAAACAAATCCCATAAATTTATGGTGAATCATAATAAAATTATTATGAATTTACGTAGTAATAATAAAACAAAAAAAAACAAAAAAAACAATAAAATATAACCTAATCCGAACTCGGTGTAATATTATTGTTTTTTCATAGACTTATTATTGCCTCGTTTATTGCCATTATTTTTAAGGGTTTTTTTTCTAGTTGAAACTTTATCTAAAATTCTAGGCATTTTATTAAATTTGACTTCAGGTGTTCCATTATCTCTACTAAATCCAGTAACAATATCAGGATATGTTTTAATTAAATAATCTGCCGCAGTTTTATTTTTCGCATATCGGTCAGTACCAAGTCCACCTGGTGCATTAAACTTTGTTTTTGGTGTAATGTAATTATATCTTAACACCCCACCATCTTTCTTATAATATAATATAGATTGTTCATAATCTTCTTTACTTTCAGATTGTGGAGATGGATATAATTTATTACAATGTCTATTTATATAACCAAACATTACACCTATTATAAACCGTAAATTAGTGGTAACTGTTTTTTTCATGAAAAATGGGTTTTTAACCGGATATATGCCCCATATAAACAATTTTTCTTTCATTAAAAGTTTATAAGAATCTGTAAAAAATTTATTTAAATCATGCATTTTATCTAATTTATCAGTGGATGTATTCAACTCTAATACTTCTTCTACATCATCATCCATAGAAATTATGTATTGGTTTTTATCAAAATAGGTTGATATAAATTTTCTTTGATTTCTGATGCCTAATTTACCTACTATAATTTTATTATATAATGATTTTGGTAAAGCATTCATATATATTTTCTGTTCATCTTTATTAGCAACAAATATATATACCTTAGAACTGTTGACCTTACCTGTTTTTAATGTTGCTAATGTTTTTGTTTCAATTTCAACATGACGTTTATACGTAGGTATTGCAACCACATATTTGTTCATATTATATAATAAAATTATATAATAAAATTATATAATAAAATTATATTATAGCATGAATAAAAAATAGATAATTAATACCTATATTCATATTTTATTTATTTTACAAAATC